TTATATGACTTTGAGAAAAGACACTAAGTTTTGGCAAAAATTTTCATATGAGAATGCTCCAAAACAATTACAGGAAAAAATTAATAAATGGAAGAACAGACTGCCGAATAAATTTGATTCCAGCGACTACTGGTCAGCAAATAGTTGGACTTTCTTAGGGTCTGCACACAACACAATTAATAAAGATGTTGCAAAAAGATATATAGAAAATTCTAAAGACTATAAGAAGGGTGCTGATATGTATGCCTACTATAAAAACTATCAAGACTACAAGGTGTCAGAATGTGTAGATCACAGGCAATTTTTGGAGGGATTAAAATGAAATTCAGAACACAATGGATAACTGCTCTTCGTAGCATGGGCCACAAGTCTTATTGGAATAAGCCTAATACCGTAGAGTTCTTTGCCTTTATGACAAAGGCAGCAATCATTATTCCAGGTCTGCTATTTAATACCCAGATCTGGTGGCTTTATATTATTGCTCTTGTAACTAGCCTATCTTTAATTTGGTCATCAACAGTTAAAACATTACCAACAATTATTTGGTTTAATATAGTCTGGTCAATTCTTGCAGCAACTGCTATAATTAGGTATTGGGTCTAAGGGGGCACAAATGTTTGAATATTATGTAAAGAAAGTAACAAAGGTCGTTGATGGAGATACTATCGATGTCGATATTGATTTAGGGTTTGACATTTCTTTTAGTTCAAGAGTCAGACTGGCTGGTATTGACACGCCTGAGTCTCGTACTGCAGACAAGGCTGAAAAGGCTTTAGGGCTGGAAGCAAAGGCTTATTTGAAGGCTGCAATTGACAGTGCTAAGTCTGTAGTGATCAAGACAGAGAAGATGGACTCTTCAGAAAAGTATGGTCGCATACTTGGTTGGGTCTACCTTGATGGCGATACCGTTTCTATTAACGATAAGATGATTAATGATGGACATGCTTGGGGATATATGGGAGAGACAAAGGTCAAAGATTTTGACGCTTTGAAGAAGGCAAGAGCAAAGTCAGGAAAATAAAATGGGACTTCAAGAAGAAGCAATGCTTGAACACTTAATGCTTCAGGGTGCTGTAGAATTTCAGGGTATTGATGATCTAACTGGTGAAATGATGTATAGCATAACAGACAAACTAAAAGAAGTAAGTCCAGAAATCTACGAGGAACTAAAGGATCAATACGAGCACCACATGTTTCAACTAATTGATCAGGGCCCAACAAGGATGACTTGGAGGGTTAGAGTTTGAGTTACGAAGATGAAGAGATAGAAAGACTTATACTTCTTGGAGCACTTGAGCCATCAGGTTTAGATTCAGAAACTGGAGAGTTTTTGTATACCTTTACAGATAAACTTGCTGAAGTAAATCCAGAACTTTACAAAGACATTTCTTCGTATTTCTATACTGAGACAATGTATCTCTGGAGTCATGGGTTTATTGACATGGATATAACATCTTCAAATCCATTAGTAAAACTAGGCCCTAAAGCCTTAGATTTAGATGCTGTTAATCTGTTAGAAAAAAATCAAAAAAAGGTTTTTGAAGAAATCTGCAGAATTATTTCAGGAAAAAAGTGATACAATGATTGTCTGGAGGCCATATGAATAACATTTTCGGTGCTGCTGGCATAACTCTGTGCGTCTTGCTGTTTTTGTTTGTTTACCTTGTACGCAATAGGACTCAAGACAATGAAGAACCTTTTATTGTTAGTCAGTCTGTGATTCTTCACAGATATGTTCAAAACAAGCAATATGGGAAAAACCTTAAAATTAAAACACAATCAAGAAAATATCATGAAAAAATGAATATTAAGGTAATCATTGTTGATAAAAATGCCTACTGGGTTAAGGACAACATTTTTTATACAGCACCCATGATCAACGAGCACATAGATAATGAGTTGGCTCAACAAGTTGACACAATGAACATGGATAGGGTACAATTAGAACAGATGCTTTTTATAATGGATAAACTAAGAGAAGGAATTGACAATGATAGTAGGAGTTCAGGGGACGAGTAGTTTTAACAACTACAACGTTTTTCTTAGGGCAATGGCTGTTGCTTTGTCTGAATTAACAAATGAAGAAAAAGAATTTTACTTGTACTCTGCTGGTCCAGGGAATGTTAGTGAAATGGCAATGGAGTTTGTAAATTTATCTGAAAGAGGTATGAAGTCTAGAGGCAAGTCTATAAAACTATTTAAGGTTACTCCTCAATGGATTGAAGAAAATATAGATAGTCTTAATCACTTTGCTTTTGTATCTAATCCAAAAGAAAAAGTTTCTAATATAGTTAATTTATCAAGATCAAAAAACATCAATACTAATGTATACAATTTTTAAGGAGCACACACAATGATATCAATTAATTCTCTTGAAAAAATGGAAGAGATAGTTTCCAATAACAATAACCTTTCCTGGGATGGATGGGATGTTATAGAGATGATTAGGTCAGATAAGGCCTTTACCTCAAAACAAGGAGCATTTAAAAATAATGCTTGGTACTTAAAAAAGTCCTTCGTCGTTTCTAGAACTGGATGGGAAATACCTGACAAGTATGTAAGATAACATGAATAAGTTTAAATGGAAAGACAATGCTGCATGCCTTGATTATGATACAAATGTATTTTTTGATAAGTATGAAGAAGATGAACTATTAAGACCTGCCGTAGACTTAATGTGCTCAGCATGTCCTGTAAGAAAAGATTGTTTTTCTGTGGGAATTTCTGGAAAAGAATGGGGTGTCTGGGGTGGAGTATATTTGGAAAATGGGGAAATATCAAAAGAGTTTTCTAGCCACAAGACAAAAAATGATTGGGGAATAACATGGCAATCCTTAACTTTGGAGTAATATGTACACAGACCAAATGAAAAGAGCGTTTAGATCACTTACTGCTCCTAAAAATTTTTCTTTGCAGATTGTAGATAACGATAACTTCTTAACTGTAAAGGCTAAAGAAAAAGACTTTATGTCTCTTGAAACTGTTGAACTTAAAAGAGAGGCCATAGAGTATATGATTCGTGTAAAGAAGGCTCTTGAAGATAATGGAGCAATAGTTCTTCTTGTTAGAGAAGGCGGAAAAGAATTATGATTCAGACAATATTGTTAGTTATACTATCAGTCTTATCAACAGCATTTGCTTTTCTTTTTTACATTGAAAAGAAAAAAAATATACAAATGGTTGCTCAGACAATTGAATTTTTTATGCTACAAGAGAGCCAGCAAGAGCAAAGAAAAACAGATAAAGAAAAATCTAATGAAGACTTTTTAAAATTTGTTTCAGATTCTCGTGATTGGGCTTATCAATATATCGAAGAAGTCCAGGCTGGACTGAAGTTATTCATTGACGAGGTTGGTCCACAGATTGACTACTATAATAAGTATGGCTCAGCAGTTGATGGGATGATTGCCCCTCATGATTTTACTTTAAAGAAAATCTCTTCAGAATTTAAAAAGTTAAAAACACTGCTACCAGAAGACTATGATAGAATAGTAGAATGAAATTTTATTATTTTGGTGGAGTAATGGGAAACCCTGGAGATCCAAAAGATCCATCAAATTTAAATGAGCATAACTTTTCTGGAGTGATGTTTACACATGATATCCCAGAAGGAGACATGTTTGTAAAGACAGCAAAAGATATAGAAAAAGGCGAAGACATTAAATACTTGGTCGCCATTCGTCCATACACAATATCTCCTCAATATCTTTCTATGATAAATAGATCTATGGACAGAATAGATAAAAGTAGACTTCAGATTAATTTAATTTCTGGATACATCAAAGATCATGAAGATGGTGTTGGTGGTGTTGTTGGAGATGTTAACGATAACGCCAGTGCTCTTGACAGATCAAACTACATGATAGAGTTTCTTAAAGTATTAAATGAAATGGATCAAGATAAAGACTCACCAGGATACTGGCGTGACCCAAACCATAAAAACAAATTAGACATATATGTATCAACAACAAATAGTTACGTCTTTGAAGCAGCAAAAAAATATGGTCATAAGATTATTTTGCCTTATCACATTTATGCTCGTAGAGGTTGGTCTGATTTCCTAAAACACCGTTCTGCGTCAGTACCACTTGAATTAGACGGGATGGAAGTAATGATTGCAATTACTCCCGTTATTAGAAAAACAGAAGAAGAACTTGATTTATTGACAAACCATGTTGTCAGACCAGTGTGGAGAAAAGGAGAGGTTCCGCAGCCCGTTCTTGATACTGCCTACCTCACATACGATCAGTTTGATGATCTTGTAAAGACTCTTGAAAGTAGAGGCATAAATCATATGCTTATTAATGCCGTACCTTCAGAAGAAGTAAACGTAATAATTCCATTTATTAAGCAGTATGTAGAGAAAAATAAAAGATGAAAGATGTGATACTATCAGTATTAACAGGTTTTGGATGTGGTGTAGTATTTGCTGCATTCAAATTGCCAGTCCCAGCACCACCAGTTTTTGCGGGAGTCGCAGGAATTATTGGTCTATGGATTGGTTTTACAGTACTAACAAAAATAATATCCTAGGAGGAAAATTATGAATCAACAAATCAAAAACGCACTAGCGTCATACGGAAGATCAGTACTTGGAGCAGCAACAGCAATGTATGCTTCTGGTGTAACTGACCCTAAGACACTAGCATACTCACTACTTGGAGCACTTGTGCCCGTTGTATTGAGAGCAGCCAACCCTAACGATCCTGCATTCGGCAAGATGCCATCTGTAGAAGAGGTAGACAGAGCAGTTAAGACTGCTAAGGTTGTTAAGAAGACCGTTAAGAAGGCTCCTGCAAAGAAGTCACCCCGTAAAGGTGGCGGAGGCGGAACAAGCCAAAACGTTCTTTAATAGGTAGTATAATAAATACTATTCCGTCATGATACATGCAGTTGCTTTTAGCAACCTTATTGCTGAGTACGGATAAGCCAGGGTCGCACCCTGGGAGACCTGAGCAAGTCCATAAACTGCTCCATTACTATGTTACAATATAGTTGTCCCACACAGGACCTTAGTGATGGATTAGTTACCCATTGGATAGAGACCGTGGCGCAAGTCAGGTGAATTGCCTGTGTGGGGCCCTAATATTGCAGGGTATAATAGAAGCAATGACTGACAAAGAGTTAGACACCTATAACAAGCAGCAGTATAAGAAGATGCTTGCTAAGATAAAAGAGGATTCTGGCTGTGTAGATTGTGGTGTTGGTAACCATATAATCCTAGACTTTGATCACATAAGAGACAAGAAATATAACGTATCCAGAATGATCCATGATGGTTTTTCATGGAGGGCTATCAAGAAAGAGATTGAAAAGTGTGAGGTGGTTTGTGCCAACTGCCACAGGATCAGGACTTATAACAGACTAAACGGTATGATATAATTATTATATGTTAAAAGAAGGCGACTTTGTTATGGGATCAACCTCTGAAGGGGTTGTACACGGCGTTATAGAGCATGTAATGAACGAAGGTGGGGTACTTGGTACTCCTGGATCAGAATATGCTTTAGTTTCAATGCCACCAGAAAACCCAGCAATGTCAGTTAGAATACACAAAGAAGAAAACGGTACATGGAAGCCAACAGCATACAGTATTGGCATGATGTACAAGGATGCTGAAAAAGCAGATATGGATAATCACACAATGGATTCAGAAGTTGCTATGGCAATGTACGACTCATCAATTGGTAAAGCATACGAAGGCTGTGGCTGTCCAATGTGTAAAGAATTAAATGTAACTTGTGAGCAGTGCCCACAGTGTCAGGCTGGAGAGATGAAATCGGATTGCTGCGGTAATGTAAATAAGCAAGCACCTTGTTGGGATGGATATGTACAGCGAGGAATGAAGCCAGGAGCAGACGGTAAGCCAGTTCCAAACTGTATCCCAGTTGCTAAATCAGATAGTTGGATCGACTCTCCATTTAGAATGGTAAAGTAATGCCAAAGAAAAAAGCAGCAGCATTTAACCCTGTTCAGATTAAAGATGGTTGGATTGTCAGACTATACAAAGATGGTCGCATTAAGTCTAAGATTGCACCATACGAACCAAAGCATCCTAAGAAGTAGTAATGCCAAAGTATAACAAAGTATACTTTTTACATATTCCAAAAACAGGTGGAAGGTTTTTAACAAAATATATACTTCGCCCAATAGAAAGCACACTAAAAGATAACGGAATAGAACTTGTAAAGTCCCCAGAAGATATGAGGCAACATGCTGGATGGCCTTCTTGGATAGATGATCAAACGTATATAATCACAGTTTTTAGAGAGCCTTGTGAGTTCTTTGTTAGTTCTGTTTGTCATTCAGAAGCAGGCAAAAAGGGTTTGATAGATGAAACACAATGGCATATTATAAAAGAAAGTGGAAAAGATCTTCGTGTTAGTAAGCAAGAATTGTATGATACATTGTTGCGCTGGGAGTATATTAAAGACTTTCAGTCTCAAAACTTTATGTTTAACCCAGGTCCTGAAGTTAAGTCAATACTACACGAATCTAAAAGAAAACATGACAACAAAATTCTTTTTTATTTAAAACTATTTTGTTG